CGCCCATCGAGAAGTCGATTGCGCGTTCGGTGCCGGTGATGCCGTTGATGTTCTGATTCGACGGGCTCCACCAAAAGCCGCGCTCGTTATCGGACTTGGCAATCAAGCCGGCAACCGCAGCGCTCGCATACGCGGGCGAAGTCAGGCCGTCCGAGTCGGTCTTCAGGGCGCGCGGGTCGACCAGGTAAACGCGTTTGTTGCCGGTGTCGCCGGCCACGAGGAACGCGGCGGCGTCGGTGGTGCTGGGACCGTCCTGCACGATCACGGCGCGCAAGCGCTGCGCGATGCCTTGCAGTTCGGCAACGACGGCGTTCGTCGTGAAGCCGATCGTCGCGACGAACGTCGCGTCGCCATCGCCCGCACCCGCGCCGACAGGCAGCGCGAAGGCCGGAGCGGTCGTGTAGCCGCTGCCGGGATCGGTGATGGCGCGCGACGTGACGATGCCGCCCGCGATGGTCGCCGTACCCGCAGCGCCCGCGCCACCGACGCCGCCGGTCACGGTAAGCGGCCAGATGCCGTTCGTGTAGCCGCTGCCGGGATCGCCGGTCAGCGTGATGACGCCGCCGGTCACGCGCTGATGCGTGAAACCCGGAGCGATCAGAATCTTCGGCTTGAATCCGATGATGCTTTCGGCGCCGAGGAACGCTTGCACGCCCAGGTATGCGCCGGTATCCGAATCCGTTCCGCCGATGATGTTGGCGAGCGTTTCGGCGTCGGTTTCGCCGACCTCGACACGAACGACGATGACCGCCGCGCCCGTCTGGTCGAAAATGCTGTCGAGCGCATCCGGCAATGTGCCGTCGTCGTCGCCGTCATTCAGAAGCAACTTTGCGGCGAGCGCGCGCGAGGCCGGAACCAGGACCGGAGTATTCAGCGGGAAAGCGTCGGCGTCTGCGCGCGGCGCGGTGCCGATGATGCCGATAACGCTGGTCGACGCCGTCTGGATCGGGCGCGCGCCATCGTCGATATCGACAACTTCGACGCCATGCAAGAATTGTTCGGTCATTTTGGTATGCGTCCGGTGGTCGGTATCGGGTCAGGTTGAAGTTTGGCGGCGCGTCCGTGCGCCATCCTCTTGCGGGAATTCCGCCGGGCTAGAGGCCGGTATCGCGGGCGGCAGTGCAGCTGGCAACAAAAGTTCCGGTCGTTCCAATCGCCCCGCCTGTCGGACGAATGTCGACGACGACAGTAAAGCGTTGCAACGTATCGCCGTCGGCGCCGAACCAATGTGCCAAAACTTCTAAGGGATCAATTCCGCTAATCGGGGTCCAGTCCGTCGCTGGATTAGTAATCCCCGCAAGAGTGCCGGGACCTGGCGCAGCGTGTCTCGTCACAGTGAAGCGAACTTCGAAGCCGTCGCTTATGCCATCCCTCGGCGGCGCAAACCAATTGCCTGAAGCGAGCAAGCCGTATGTATCCGTGAACTCATATGTGCCGTTTTCGAATAGCTGAAACCAAATCGGCGCATAAATATCGGCACTCCCGCCGACTTCAACTTCGGTGTCGTAGTGCGCGCCATCGAAATCCAGCGGCGAAACAAGGGCGCCGTAGGGCGCAAATATTTCGTTTAGGTCGACCCCGGCATATTTGTAGCCAGTAGCCGGCACCATTTCGCCCGAATAACGCGGCGCATATCGGTGGATCAGATCGACGCCGAGAACGCGATAGCCAGTGGCCGGCGGCTTCACCCCCGTGGTGTATGGTGCGAATATAAGGTCCAGGTCTTCATGGAGCGAGCGACGATTCGAAGTCATGGATTAGCGCTTGTCTTCTAGGGCTTTCACTCGTGCCGCGAGCTGGTCGCCGCGCGTGGTCAGCGCTTGAACGGCGCCGGTCGTAAGCGCGAAAAGCGACGGATAGTTCACCGACTCGACTTCGCCGTCCTCGTTTCGAATGACGATGAATTCCAGCGGGCTCCCGATCAGTTCATCGCCGATCAGGCCGATATGTTTTCGGTCGCCGGTCCTCAGCGTGTACTCGACAATGCGCGCGAACTTGAGAAGCGCCAAAGCAACTTCAGGCCCGACGTATTCGATGTTTTCCTTGTAACGGCGTGCCGAGGTCGTATCCCACGACGGGGCCGAGACGGGGCCGGTGAACGTGTCGCCGATGCGATTCACTTTGGCTGCGAGCGCGGCAATCAAGCCGGCAACGTCAGCGATAGCATGCGCGTGCGATACCGGCGCCTTGCCGGCCAGCGCGGCGGTAAGGCCCGTGACGTTCGCGATTGTATGCACGTGCCCGACCGGCGACTTGCCGTCGAGCGCTGTCTGAAGACCCGTGACGTTCGCAATGATGTGCGTATGAGCCGACGGCGGAAACGATACGGGGACTCCGACCAGCTGCGTCCAGTTGATGTTGGCGGTCGACACGTACAACGGAATGCCGAGATTGATTCGCGCCTGCGCCTTGTCGGGAACGTCCGACAAATTGTTGAAGCGAAAAAGAATCTGCGTCATGCCCGTTTGATCGTTCTGGACAAGCGTAATCTTCGTGCCGTCGGGATAGTCCGTGTCGAGCGTTATCTCCGTCTCGCTGTCGATAACGAATTCGTCGTTCCGCAAGCGCAAGCCGTCGATATAGACGGCAAGGCCGTCGGTCGAGAGAACGGCCAGGGTCACGACCGTTTGCAACGCCGCAAGCGTTTGCGTTTCCTCGCGTGTGAATACGTCGACCTCGACGGCCAGGCTCGGGTCGGCCCACTCCGTATCGCCGTCGGCGTTCGAAACCTTGCGCAAGACCTGATGCGTCAAGCCGCCAGGGATAAGGGCGCCGGCCGTGATGTTGTTGATGATCCAGGTTTGAGTCGCGACCGCAACATCGGGGTCGATAATCAAGTTCACGACACTGGATTCGGACACCTTGAAGACCATGCGAACGACGGTGTCGCTGAATGCGCCGTCGTCTGGCGTCGGCTTGTAAATGTCCGGCAGGTTCGCGATTGCGAACAGGTCGCCGTCGGCAGTCCACAAGCCAGCCTCGCGCGCCGTGAATCCGCCGACTTCCGTCGGGATAATCATTTCGGCGTAGAAAATCGTCGGATCGACCGGGTCTTGATAAAGTCGATTCAACGCCGCGCGGAACCGCTCGCGCACAAGCGCAGTTTCGGTGCCGTCCGGATCAGTCGGATTGCCGTTGCCGTCACCGATCGACATTTCCGAAATAATAACGACCAGCGACGCCGCTTCAGCGGCAGCGGCAATCGCAAGGCCAGTAGTAGTTACGCGCGTGCGAAAAGTTGGCATGTTATTCCGAAATGATTCGACGATTTAATTCGTCGATGATTGGTCGATCGTCTTCGCTGTCCATCCGCAGGAAGTGCGCGATTACACCCTGGCCGATAGTCACGTCGACGCCGATACATGTCACAGCGCCGATATAAAAGCCGCCTTCCGACAGAATCGTTAGGTCAATGCTGACCAGGTGCGACCGGAGATTTTTCGTCGAGCGAATGACGGCAAGCGCGTTGATAAGCGCGGCCTGCGAAACGGGGAATTGCGATGCGGTCAGGTGAACGTGAAACGTGTACGGGTCGCCGACCGGTTCGTCTTCGAACCATTCGACAATCTGAAGCCCGAGCCCCAGCGCGTTCAGCGCGACGCGAATCGCGCCGATCGTTCCTTTCTTGCGATGCACCTGATACGAAGCTTTGATCGTCGCGCGCTTCTGGTCATCCGACCATGCGGGGTTCCAATCGTCGACGCTGAAGGCCCAGGCGAGCCACGGAAGCAAGTTCACCGGGCACGTATCCGCGTTCCACATTTCCCGAATGGGAGTCGGCACGTCGCTAACGCGCGAAGTCGATTCCTCGATCGCGCGTTCTTGACTGGTCGCGCTCGGCGGCAGCAGGCTGTCAAACATCGGTGTCAGTCGCCACGGTGATAGTTATCAGCGTGCAATGCGCCGCCTGGCCGTCTGCGGTGACGACGTTCGTCGCCGGCTGCGTCAGAGTGACGTTCTGAACGCCTGGCTGATGCAAGGCACGATCGCAGCCGGAGCGCGCGACATCGAAGCCGATCTTGCGGACGCTGTCCGCATACGCCTGCGCAGCGGCAATCGCCGAGGCAAGGACGACGGACGAATCGGGGCCAGGATAAAGCGTCAGCTCCGCCGTGATTTCGTATTCGATTATTTCGGCCGACTCGACCGTGACGTTGTCGGTCAGCGGGCGAACGAATTCGGCGTTCAGCGCGGCATTCACCGTATCGAGCAAGTCGTCTGACGCCGTGCCGTCGCCGCTGCGCGCGAGAACGTACACGATGATGACGCCAGGTGTCGGGCTGACGGCCGATGCATCCTTCACGTCCGGGTCCGCGCTCAGCGCGTGGAAAACGTAGCTGCCTTCAGAACCGGCGGTCGTGTAGCCTTCGAACGAAAGTTGAATGCGCGCGCGAAAGTCATCGTCCGATTCATAGGTCGGCGGGATCGGCGGAACAGCGAGCGGATCGCCTGCGTCCAAGACGAAGCGGCCGACATCGTAATTCGCGCCGATCTGGTCAAGATCGGAGCCGACCGAAAACGCGAGCATGACCGCGCGGCATGCGTCGTTCGCGCGCTGGCGAACCAGTGTTTCGCGATACGCGGCGACTTCCAAAACCTTGTAAGCGGGATCTGATTCGACCAGCGCCGTGAACGACGGATCGAGTTCGATCAGGCGTGCTTTCATTTCCGCAAGGATCGTCGCGTAGTCGATCAGCTCGACCACGTTCGGCGACGGAATCTGAGAAAGATTTACGTTCGTAAATGCGCCGGCCATTAGCGGACCTGTATCCCGTCGAGCCGAACGGGTTGCCCGTCGGGAAGGTATTCGCCGACCAGGTCAAGAAAGACGCTGCCTGCGATGTCTGAACTTGCTTTGACGGACTTCAGCTTGATGCGCGGTTCCCAGCGCTTGAGCGCGGAAGCCGTCGCGGCGTAAAGGTCCATGATGGTAGAGCGGTTCAGCGGCGCATCGGTCAACAGGAAAAGCTGACTGCCATATTCGCGCAGCATGATGCGACTGCCGATCGGCGTGCGCAGAATGTCGCGCACTGATTGGCGCAAGTGTTCTATCCCGCCGAGTTTTTTTCCGGTGGTGGCGTCGGTTCCGATCATGCCGGCAGCATGGGGGCCGCCGGTTTTTCGGGCCTCTTGCGGGAATTCCGATCAGCCCCACATGGCGAAGCCAGTCGGCGGTGTTGCTTCGCCGGCTTGGCTATACACGCGGCTTTGCTGCGGCGTGTGCGACTGCGCGAGGGCCAGATACAACGGCGTTCCCGGGGTGAACGTAAACGACGGCGTAAGGCCCGTCGACGGATCATTTCCACCATGCCATCCGGCCGGAACGCCGAACCAGAGTTTCCCGGTGTTGATGTTGACGGCAATACGACATTTGTCGCCAGGAACCACGGCGCCGCCGAACGTGGCAACGGCGGTCCCGCCGTGATAGGTCGTGGGACCCGGGGAATAATTGTTCGCCTGCAAGCCCCAGCTTTCACCATCGGAGCCGACATAACTCGACAAGCTGGCGGCGGCGGTGGCGACGCCGAAAATCATGTCCCCGTTTGCCGTTCCGTTCGCGACATTCTCGCACTCGGCATACCAAAGCCCGGCAGCGTGAACGGTTTCCCCTCTGACCATTCGCCAAGACCCGTCGTTTGCCGTGCCGCGCTTGGCCCCTTTCTTGGCGTTAAAGAGACTTATTTCCGCAGCGCGATCCGTGGCGCTCCAATAGATCGGCGCCGACGAGTCGACACCGTTCGGGAATCGCGTCAGCCTCGGGGTGAAATCGGCTGTGTAGCGGCCGACGCCTTTCGTGACTCTGAGTTCATCGAATAGGCCGTC